ACTTGGTCACAGCTTATCATGTAGCACGTGCTTGTTTGTTTGACTTAGTTGATCCAGACGACCCCTGTTTTGATAAAGTCGAGTTTGTTGGTACTAGGCGTATTGGAGGAAAACTCTACCTAGATAATGGAATTGATAAATCTTCCGCTAGGGTACGATATCGTGACATGCGCCGCTGGCCTGATAATAGGCCGGGGAATACCGATAGGCAGATTCGGTTAAAGAAACAGACGGCGTTCGGCAATTCTAACGAGATACCCACAGATAAATATATATGCTATATGCCTCCCCAATTTTGGACAAAAGTAGGGTTGAAGGCTATGAGTATGCATAGACCTGTGGTCGGTGAGTGTATATCAGTCACGGGATACGTAGCTAAGCAAGGTAGAGTCATGACCGCTCGAGGAGCAGTTCGCTCTGTGGACAGTGAAGAAATGACGTACGTTGCATCTACGTTGCCCGGATGGAGTGGTACACCAGTATCGAATAGAGGAGCTGTTTACGCAGTACATAGCAATGCCCGTTCCGCAGGGCCTGGTAGTTGCAATGTAGGGAAGTTGATAGGGAATTTGAGTCCCTATATACTGGATCGCTCTGAATCTGACATAGATTATATGGTAGAAAGAGGCACGATTATGATGGGTGGCAAGGAAATTAGTTTGGAAACTGAGGATTACTATCTCTCCGGCACCAAGGAGAGAGCCGTGTATGGAATATTTGCAGACAGTACACGTGTTTATTTAAATGATATAGACGCTCTAGCCTCCGAGTGTGCTGAAAAATGGGGTGTGGATGAGACAGAAGCTCTCGATATCCTAGAAGAGTATGCATCAGGACGCATGAGCAGGAAAAGATTAAATAGGCACACGAGTAACAGAATGGAAAATTCCACAGGGTTGATAGTCCCCGAGGTTCCCAAAACCAGAAGGAAGAGAAGAAAGTCAATAGGAAAGTCGTCTAATCCGGATGTTAAATCTAAGATAGATGGTCTCCCGTTTTCTAAAGTAAGTCAATTGAGCTCCTTACCAGTAAGGCCTGTTGAAAATCGTAATAATTTGACGGAACAACAGCTTGAACGAGCGCGTGCTCTTGGCTACGACGAAAAGGCTTTTTCCCAACCTGTCTTGACTGTGAAAACAGAAGAGACTAGTTTTCTTAACGCTTATCATAAAATACAGGAGAGTAAATACAAATTTCATAAACAGGTAGTACCGACAGTGCTTAAGATGTTGAAGCAGTATAGATTTGTTCCCCTTTCGTTGGAGCAGATGAAGGATACCAAGAGACTGCAACGGTTGTTAGATACCCGAGTAAAAGGGGATAGTTCACCAGGTAGGTGGTACAAAACGCAAGGGTATTCTAACAACGCAGATCTCCTGCGGGCCAGACCGGATTTTGTTAAAGAAGTGGTGGAGAATTGGGATAATAGCAGAGAGTTGCGCTATTTTAACAAGGATGAGCCACACAAAATAATAAAGATCAGGGAAGGCAAATTGCGAGGTATCTATTCGTTTTCGTTAGACAAATTGGTACAAGATAACTCCATCTTTGAGCCGTTGTTAAATCAGCTAGAGAAACCTGAGAATTTTATGGCAACTCCTCTCCTGTTTTCGTGGAGTCATCAGGCAGGAGGGAATGCAGCTCTTTTAGCTAATAATTTAAAATTTGATCCCAATAACCAGGTGGTTGTGTCTAGCGACAAGAAAGCGCATGACACATATGTTACTGGTACTTCAGTGGAGATAATTATTAAAATTATAGAAGGATTAGCTGTACACTCCGATACAGAACTATTAGCGCAATGGAGGAAAGAAGCGAGGAAATCTTTAGACTCCGCTTTTGGCTTGAGCCAGATAGCGTTGAGCAATGGAGATGTATACCGACAGAATGTAAAAGGATTCGTCAAAAGCGGTTATCTGCTCACATGGTTTGTAAATTCGTTGAATCAATTAATAGACCACGTTGAAGTATTACTCCGCATGGGGGTACCAGCCTCCGAGATTGTACCGAATCGCAAATACAAGATGTTGTCTTTTGGGGACGACGCAGCCAACGTCTTCCCAAAAACGTTTCCGTTTCAAGATTATCGCGAAAAAGTTAACTCCATAACGCCCATAGGCGATTGGCAAGTACACAGCGAGTCTTTGGACGGCTTTGAGTTCTGTAGTAACGTCTTGGTTAAGGTTCCTGGTGGTTGGGGGATGAAACCAGTGCGCTTTACCAAACATGTCATGAACTATAATGTTATGGACCCTAAAAGCCGGATTCAAGCCGTTATGTCGTATCTACGAGAGTATTGTTACGACGAACCTCGGTTTAATTTCTGGTTATCTTTGTTCATAGATTTAGAGGGTGATGTGAGCCAAGTAGAGGATATTCAGACCTATCGCAATATGCGAGAAGGTTTGGAAATCAACTAATTGGTGGCGTTATGTGTGTGTTGCATGTTTGTATATAGTAGTGTTAGGGAGGTAGGAGAAAATATGAGTATAGCTTATCACGGTAATAACTGTGGACCAGGCTGGTCAGCTGGAAAGTGGCAAACGAGTACGTTGGAAGCCAAAGGCACAGCCGTTGATGAGTTTGATCTCACTTGTGAAAAGCATGATCTTCAGTACGCTAGAGGTGAAGACCTCGCGGAAGCAGACATTCAATTCGCACTTGAGAATTTGAAAGTATTTGATCCGAAGCGGAACCTGGCTGGGTTGATAGTCGGGTTACAGGGGTTAGGGAGAAAAACATTCGAAAACTTCTTAGGTATGGCGAAGAAGAAAACTAGTGTAAAGCAAGTTGCCGAATTGGCGAAAAAGATGATTAAGAAAGGCCGTCGAGCCCGTAAAAGGAATGCTGTAATGTCTAGCACTGAAATACAGGCTATGCCAGTGGTTCCTAGTATTGGCGGAAGCTCCGGCCCTTCTGTCTCTTTTGCACCAGCGGCAGTTTCCAGGAGAGTTGCGATGTCAAAACCATCGTACAAGTATAGAAACGGTAGAGTTGTTATATCTCATTCTGAATTCATCGACACCGTCATCAGTAACGGCGATGGTGGGTTTCATATAACGAGGTATCAAATAAATCCCGGTTTAGCTAGTACGTTTAATTGGTTATCTAATGTGGCGGGTCAATATGACAGGTATAGGTGGATCAGGTTGACGTTCTATTATGTCCCTGCTGCCTCGTCTACCGAGAAAGGTAGACTGTCAATGGCCTACTCAAAAGATCCGACACAGGCTTTTCCTGCTACTGGCTCGCAGATGTTTCAAATCGTCCCTAATGAAGAAACTAATTTGTGGTCTCCAGCGGAACTCACGTCGTTTGGATCCAAAGAGATGTTTGTTAGAACTTTTGGTACCAACCAATTGGCGCAATCAACCTTTGTTACAGATCTCAAAACAACCGATGATGGTACGCTGTTTGTAGCAACAAATTTAGCGGATACTTCCACCACTGTTGGTGAAATTTATTGTTATTACGAAGTCGAGCTTTATAATCCTGTTTACGATCAGTTCAGTGACCGTGGGCAAATAGCTAACTCTGGTACTAATATCAGAGCAAATGTGTTTGCTAATACGGCCTCGCTTTCTGTCGCTAACCAGTTGATAGTTCCTTCCACTTCTAGTAACACTTTTATTTTCAACTTGCCTGGTACGTATTGGATTTCGAGTACCATAACTGGCACAGGAATCACTACTAGTGCTCTTGATTTTGCGGTTATAAACGCTGGAGCTACAGTGAATGTTATTTCGTCACAGAGTGCTCTCAAGGGCGACAGTACTAAGTTGATAGTTAATTTGTTAGTAGCAGTGATCGGTGATTCGATCACTGAAACATGTGTTTGTATTTACAGTAATTTGGCCACAGGCCCAACGACTGTCACCTATTATTCCTTCACAGCTGTGTTGGTCACAAACTCTGGCATTACCAATGTTTAGTTTGGTTTGAATAAACCCTTCAGACTTTATAGAATGATTGAATTATTCAATTTGGATGACTTTGTCCCGGATTTCAAAGTAAAAGAGGGCTGTCCCGAG